AACTAGAACATGGCTTCCGTTTTTCGGTGCCAGTGGTGGTGGTGCAATTACTTGGAGAGCAAACTTTGGTCAGGACTCAGAAGGCATAAGTTCTGCACAATCCCCTGATAACGGCATTGGCACGTTTGAATATGATGTACCCGCAGATTATAAAGCCTTGTGTTCATCTAACCTTCCGTCACCAGTCATTACGGACGGCTCTGAACATTTCACGCCTTACATTTACACTGCAAACAACGCATCAACTAGATCGTTTACTGGGCTAGGATTCCAACCAGATTTTCTGTGGTTCAAAGCTAGAAATCAGGCATTTAGTCACCGTTTGTTTAATAGTGTTGTCGGTGTTGGCACACACGCTTATGCAGATAGAACGGACAGACCAGCTTGGGATTCACTGACATCATTTGACGCAGACGGATTTTCTACCGAAACTGATGGAACCGCTGGCAATCTGTTAAACTATTCAACATCAACATATGTTGCATGGGCTTGGAAGGCTGGCACCGCCGCATCTGGTAGCGAGTCTGGAAACAATCCTGCGTTTTCTAGTTCATCAAACGCCGACGCTGGTTTTTCAATTGTATCGTACACAGGAACTGGCTCCGCTGGAACAGTATCACACGGCTGTGGTGCAAAGCCAACGATGATTATGATTAAGAACAGAACCGCAGATGAAAATTGGGCAGTCTACCACGCTGGCACAGCTAGTGACCCTGAGACTGATTACATGATACTGAATCTTGTCAATGCCGTAGCTGATAGTGCGAATTGGTGGAATGATACAGCCCCTACAGACAGCGTTTTTACAGTAGGTACAGACCACACGGTCAATGCTGATGGTGAAGATTACATAGCTTACTGCTTTGCTAATGTCGATGGTTACATGAAGTCAGGAATGTATATTGGGGGGAATACTACACCAGTGTTCGTACACACTGGTTTCCGGCCAGCCTTCTTAATCCTGAAAAAAACAACTCAGAGTACAACATATGGTTGGCAGATTTATGATACATCAAGATCACCATATAATGTTTTGCGTTTACCGGGAATGTGGGCCGACACTGGTGTGGCAGAAGCTGCTGACACATATTCAGTGAACATACATTCTAATGGATTTAGGCTGACTGGCGCGGGTGACAACCAAAACGCAGCAGGGGTTCGATATGTATATTTTGCCATAGCAGACCAACCCCAAAAATTTAGTAACGCCCGATAGGAGATAATTATGCCGTGGAAACTAGGAGTTAACACAATCAAAGAAGGGCGTGGATGGGTATACGACAATATCCAGCACCCAAAAACTTGGATGCGTTATAGTGATGATTTAAAAAAACAATATGGTTTAACTTGGGAAGACCCACCGGCAAGTGAAGCTTCTTTCGACAACAGGTTTTACTGGGGTAGAAACTCAGATGGAGATTTAATCCCTCGCTCGTTGACAGATGTCAACGAGGTTGATGAAGCTGGTAACGCTATTAATGATATTGATGGAAACCAGCTTGTTACGCTTGGCCTCAAGTCTGTGTGGGTGGCACAAACAAAAACAACAGCGGCGGAGAAACTTTCAGTGCATGACTGGTACATTACCCGCAAATCTGAAAAGTCTACAGCCATACCAAGTTCAGTCACTACATACAGGGATTCAGTCCGCACTAAATGTGCAGAGATAGAGACGGCTTTGAATGGCGCAGCTAATCTTACAGCGTTTATGGCTTTGTTTGAAGATACACGAAACAGTGATGGTGTTGTAACAGCAGTTGCAAAGATTAACGACTGGCCTGACGCTATATAAAGGAGTTATCTGTGCCTTTAACCAAGCTACAGTTCAAACCCGGAATCAACCGTGATATAACATCTTACTCAAACGAAGGCGGTTGGGTTGATTGTGACAAGGTGCGTTTTCGGCAAGGGTATCCTGAAGTAATTGGGGGTTGGGAAAAGTATAGTCCTGAGACATATATTGGAACGGTGAGAGGACTGCACAATTGGGTAGCTCTGGATGGATCTAACCTCTTAGGTCTAGGCACAGAGTCGAAGTATTATGTTGAGCAAGGGCAGCAGTTTTACGATGTAACCCCTATAAGAAAAACATCAACTAATAGTATTACATTCGCCGCGACTAACGGCTCTTCTACTATCACTGCTACGGACGCTAACCACTTAGCCGTGCAAGGTGACTTTGTTACTATAGCTGGGGCCGTTAGTTTGGGTGGTCTTATTACCGCTGCGGTTCTTAACCAAGAGTATCAGATAGATTCTGTGCCGACTGCAAACACATATACAATTATTGCTAAAGATACCGCTGGAGCGACAGTTACAGCAAATGCTAGCGACAGTGGCAATGGTGGTTCTGGTGTCGATGGCGTATATCAGCTTAACTCTGGCCTTAATACAGGTGTTGGCGGCACAGGCTGGGGCGCGGGTACATGGGGCAGAGGCACATGGGGGTCTGCTGCAACAGCAACTGTAGCAACACAGTTACGAATTTGGAGTCACGATAATTTTGGTGAAGATCTGTTAATAAATCCCCGTGACGCAGGCATATTCTATTGGGACAAGAGTGATGGTCTTACTGCAAGAGCGGTGAACATCAGCACTTTAGGTGGAGCAAGTAATGTTCCAACTATTTGTAAACAGATCATGGTGTCAGATGTTGATCGTCATGTCATAGCATTCGGTGCGGATACAATTAATACAGGTGAGCAAGATCCTTTGTTGATACGTTTCTCGTCACAAGAGACTGCTACAGACTGGACACCAACGGCTACAAATACGGCAGGCGACCTGAGAATCGGCACTGGTTCTGAGTTTGTTCGGGCCATAGAAACTAAACGTGAGATTATTGTTTTTACAGATAGCTCTATGCATTCTATGCAGTTTATCGGGCCACCGTTTACCTTTGGCATACAACCTTTGGCGACCAACATAACTATTATGGGGCCGAATGCTGCTGTCGCGGTTAATGATGCCATCTTCTGGATGGGCAGGCAGAACTTCTATCTATACGAGGGGCAGACAAAGCAGTTGCCATGTACTGTTAAGGAAAGAGTGTTCTTCGATTTTGATTATGATCAAGCTGACAAAGTATATGCCTCTGTAATATCAGAGTTCGGAGAGATAATCTGGTTCTACACCTCAAACACTAACTCACTTGCTAATGGGGGCACGGGTGAGAATGATCGTTATGTAATCTATAACTACCAAGAGGGTGTTTGGTATTACGGAGATCTGGGTCGTTCAGCTTTCTTGGACAGGGGAGTACGCACCTTCCCCATAGCTGCGGCGGACAACTATCTTTATAATCATGAGACAGGGTACACAGATGATGGGTCAGTAATGACATCCAGACTTGAATCCAGTCCCATTGACATGGGTGATGGAGATCATTTTACATCAATTAGTCGAGTAATACCTGACTTTACATTTAATGGCTCTACAACCACAGCGCCAACGGTTAACTTAACACTACAGTCTAACAACTTTCCCGGTGGCAACTATCTACAGACTGAGCTATCCAAGGTAGACAGAACTGTAACCACGACCACGGTGCCTTTTGAGCAGTTCACGAACAAGGCTGATGTTAGACTGCGGGGCAGAGCATTTTCGCTAAAGGTTGATTGTAATACGATTGGTGTCAGGTGGAGACTTGGTAGCCCGAGAGTGGATCTTAGACAGGATGGCAGACGCTAATGGCTACTAACGTAACTCCATTTCCGAGGTTACCTACTCCCGGTCAGCAGATTGACACGCAATATATGACGGATCTTGTAAGAGCTTTGGAGATCTTCTTAAAGCAGGCACAAAACCCACAGCTTAACTTTCCAGAGGTCCCAACTGATGCTAACAGCAATCTTCTTCAACAAGGTGATATATACATTGCAGACGGTGGTTTTTTAAAAATAGTGGGTAAGACAGATATATTAAGTGGAAGTGTAGAGGCAACAGGTTCTATTGGAACTGTTACGGTTGCCGTTTCTTAGCAAAACTGTATAATGACAGCAGTATAAAAAGGTTTTGTAATGGCATTATTTGGCGGCATCGGTAAAAAACTAGGACTTGGCAGCGCCAGAGATATCTTTGGTGATGGTATTGGTGGTCTTGTTGAGGGTGTTGGAGATACAATAAACGAGGCTTTGCCTACGATTGGTGCTGCTGTAGGATTCGCGATGGGTGGACCACAAGGCGCGGCTATTGGATCTGGTCTTGGTACGGCTGCTCAAGGTGGTAACAGCACAAAAGATATCCTGACGAATGCTGCCCTTGCTTATGGTGCTGGGTCCGTGGCCCAAGGTTTTGGTATTCAGCCATCAACACAAACATCAGGTATAGGTCAGTATATACCAGACACATCCGGGTTTTCCGCTTTTGGAATGGGGCCGGGGGCAGAAGCTGCCGCAACAATTCCTGACGAGATTGCCTTCTCACAGGGTACGTCAGGTTTGACAGGAACTGATGCCGCTGGAGGTGGTATATCTGACTTCTTCTCTGGCATGGATGCCGGTGACTACCTCATGGCAGGGTCACTTGGTCTTGGTGCGTTGGGTGCGTTGGGTGGTCTTGGCGGTGAAGAAGAAGTAGCTGGAACTTCAAGACCGTATCCAACGGGTGAAGCTTTTGGTACAGTTCAGGACAGAGATGGTAAGGTCTATGAAATAGCTGACCCTGTTCAACTTGCTGAGTACAATAAAAAGCTACAAGAGTACCAAAATCCAGACTTTAGGTACGACACTGACAGGGTAATAGTCAGAGCAAACGAGGGCGGTGTCATGAACATGGCTAACGGTGGATCTTTTGATGATTTTGTTGATGGCGAAGTGCAGGGTCCCGGAACTGGGACCTCGGACTCTGTGCCTGCCAAGTTGTCAGACGGTGAGTTTGTACTAACAGCCAAATCGGTACGAGGTGCTGGCGGTGGAGATAGAGATATCGGAGCAGCACGATTGTATGATATGATGGCGGATCTGGAGGCAACAGCATAATGGCAACACAAGAAGTAACCCAGAGACTTGCTCCGTTCCAAGAAGACTTTCTTGCGGACATCTTTGCACAAGCCGATGCGCTCAAAGGCTCACAAATGCCGTATGCGCCGCAGCAGCTAGCGGGTTTTTCGCAAGATCAGCTTGACGCGGTAAACTTAGGTAGAGCAGGTATTGGTGGTTATCAACCATTTATGCAGGCTGCTACTACTGCTGCCATGCAGTCGGGAGCTTTCAATCAACCGGGTGCAGTGTCTCAGTTTATGAATCCATACGAGCAGGCTGTTGTTGATCAATCGATGCAGGACATTGCACGGTCTGGTCAAATGCAGCGGAACCAGCTTAATGCACAAGCCGCAGGTGCGGGAGCCTTTGGCGGATCTCGAGGAACACTAGCTCAATCAGAGCTTACCAGAAACACAATGGATCAACAGGCTCGAACCGCAGCGCAGTTGAGAGCTTCAGGCTACGGTCAGGCACAGCAGGCAGCGCAGAACGCAGCGTCACTCGCAGGTCAGCAGGCAGCACAGTTTGGTACAATGGCTGGTCAGTCGCAGCAGTTTGCCACACAAGATATCAATACTCTTCTTGGTCTTGGGGGAATGCAGCAGCAGATGGGTCAGTCTGCTCTGGATGTGGCAAGGCAGAATGCTCTTGGTCAGCAGGCTCTACCATATCAGCAGATAGGATTTATGTCAGACATCTTCCGTGGTGTACCGTCACTGCAACAGACAAGCACGGCTACCACAACGCCGCCGCCTAGCACGGGGTCACAGTTACTTGGTCTTGGTATTGCTGGCCTCGGTGCAGTTGGTCAGTCTGGTGGCTTTAACAAAATGTTTGGGGGCTAACGATGAACCCACTAAATCGTAAAATGTTTCGTCAGCCCGGTATGTCAAGACAGCCTGCCGGGATCTTGGCCTCATCACCTGAGTTATCCAACGTGGTTCGTCAACGTATGGGTCAGCCTGTGCAGATGGCGGATGGTGGTCAGAACGTAACAAATTACATGTCTGCTATTAAAGACTTGGCAGCGAAGGGTGACAAGGCAACGCTTAATAATATTGCCAGAGATCAACGCCTCCCACGTTCCGTGCAGATGGCAGCGGCTAATGCATTGGCTGGTCGCACTGTGCCGGGACAGATTCAAACGGCACCCGTACCTAATGCAGATAGAATGGCAGCTAACCGTGCAAACTTGGGTGCGCTTCGTGGTCGAGTGGGTCAGGACGCTCTGACTGATCAAGCTATGGCTCAGATAAATGCAGCTAACAGATCCAGTGAACCATCTTTAATAGACCAAGGTATTGCTGCTGCCAACAAAGGTATGGGCACAGTTAATGAGTTCCTTTACGGAACAGANACTGAACGAACCCCCATTCAAACAGGTCTAAGAGCTTTAGATACAGGAGTTAGAGCCGTAACAAGTTCAGCGGGTAATCTTATGAGTGGTGACTTTATGCGCCCAGTGACAGATTACCTGACAACACCTCAGTTAACTGAGGAGGGTGTCAGGCAGGCTGACATAGCTGCTCTAACAGCAAAGGATGAGTTCGGTAACATACCCGATGATGGTAAAATGCCCAGTGAAACCTTGGCAGCTACTGCCACAAATGGATCTAGCACTTTCGGCACAGCAAGACCAGTATCTACTACACTTGATCCGGGGGCACAAGCAGAGGCGGATGCTGCTCTTCCAGAAACAACCATTGATCCAGCCACGCAGGATCCCGGAGTGAGGGCTGGTGTTACGGGCACTGAGCCTCCTAAAAAAGTTAAAAAGAAAAAGACTGCTGTCGAGGCTGCTATTAATCTGGCAGAATCAAATGAAACTGCTGACGCTCAAGCAGAGAAGACCGTTGTTGGAGCAACGAATAGTGAAAATGTTAATGCTGCCATAGCTTCCGCTTTAGAGACGCAACAATCAGATGCTAGTGATAAAGACAAAGCAGAAGCAACTGACTCAATTCTGGGTATTACAGCCAAGACTAGAAAAGAAAGAGTTAAGGCTCGTCAGGCTTTGATAAAAGAAATGCTTGGTGAGGATCAAGCAAAAGACATGCGTACTGATGCTAACTATAACTTAATGATGCTCGGATTGTTAATGGCTACGGGGCAAAGTTCAAGTGCTCTTGCTAATTTTGCTGAAGCTGCAAAGGTTACCCTTGGTAGTTATGCAAAAGCTAAAGGCGAAAGAAGTGAGGCCAAGCGCAAAGAAGATAGAGCCATAGCATTGAAAGCACTTGACGAAGTCGGTGCAGAAATTTCTCAAGAAGAAAAACGTATGTATGACAATCAAGTCAGGGCTGATTCAAGACGACACGATCTTAATTTACAGAATCAAAGAGATGTTGCAGCGTTGCAGCGTTTAGATAGACAATTAACCTCTGCGGAACAACGGCAGGTTGACGAGTTTACATTTAAGCGAGATTTAAATAACAGAACATTTAGACAGAACATTTCAATGCTTGGTATTAAAGCAGAAAATGCAGAAGGTCTGCAACAACTGCAAAACGACTTTACTCGTGAGCTTCAGACACTGAAGAATCAAGAGGATAGCGCCGCTATAAAAACCGCAAGAGCTATACAGGCAGCTAACCCTGAACTGTACCCAACCCTTGCCGATGCATACGCTGCAACAAAAGCTACCTCCACTTCTAGACCTACGGATGAACAGCAGCGTTACAGCAGACTAGTGGCTAGTGGTATGCCTCCATCTCAAGCCATAATATTTGCACAGTCTGGTGTTACAACTGAAATGTTTAAGCAGCTAGGTGTAGAACAAGGACAAGAGACTATATCTGGTTTGATGAATAGCGGAGGACAGGCACAAACGTCAGGTGTTAGAGTGCCATCTTTTGACGCTAAACCTAGTGATGACACTCTTGCAGCTTTGACTCAAGCGGGTGTCACACAGGTTACCATAGGTGGAAAAACCTTTAACATCTCTGCAAAGTAAGGAGCTACAATGGTCGAATTTACGTTGACTCCTGTTGAAGATCAAACAGAACAAGCTTCTAACTTTTCATTGACTCCTGTTGAAGAGCAGAATGAAGACACATCCAACTTTTCACTAACGCCCGTTTCCGAGCCTGAAACCACACCTGAAACGGATGAGGGCGTGGCCCAAGAGTTCTTCGAGGGTGTAGGTTCTGGACTCATTGCCATACCACAGGGGATCTTGGAACTGGGTGCTTCAGTTGTAGATCTTGCGGCTGATACAGATTACGCTTCGTCCGTAACAAACGCTGCCAACAAGCTACGAGACGCTGCCGGGATAGATCCTGAAGGTATAATCGGTAAGGGTGCAGAAGTAATCACACAGTTTGTCGTACCGGGTCTTGGTGCCGCCAGCGCAGTTAGTAAGTTGTCAAAGGTTGGCAGGCTGAACAAAGCTGTGCAGTCAGGTAAAGGAAAGCTCCTTGGTAGAACAGGTGAAGCGGCGGATAAACTAACCAAAGGTGAAAGGCTGGCACTTGGTGCACAACAAGTTGCCGCTGCTGGAGCAGCAGATGCCGTGGTTGCAACCGATGGCACAACCACAATCGCTGACTTTTTTGAAGGTGGACCAACTCAAACCGATCAAGAAATAGGACTTAGTGGAAGAGACGAAGCTCTACGCAGGTTAACAAATAAGCTAAAAATTGGTGCAGAAACAGGAGCGGCTACCATTGTAGCTCCAGCTTTGCTCTCAGGTATAGCCGCAGGTACAGGTAAAGTTTTAACGGAAACACCTATTCTTTCTGACGCGGTTGCCGGAACGGCTCGTGGACTGCAAGCAGGGGCAAGACGGCTAACTCGTGGACTCGAGACGGCTGAAGCAAAAAGAGTTGTTGGAGAAGATCAAAACATTGTAATGGAAAAGCTTGCAGACTTAGCGTCTGTTTTTAGACCAAGAGGGTATTTGCCCGAAGAAGCTGCTGAAGCACGACTTCTCATCTCAGGTAAAACAGATGCAGCGGTTAAGGAAGCAAAGAGTATACTGGCAAGAATGGATACAGAAATAGATAGTGTCCTCAAGGAAGCTGATAAGGTTACGTCGGGAGCTAGTCCTCTTACAAAGCAAAGCATGTTTACAAATATAGAAGAGTTCCTGACAGCACCATCACAAGCTGCAAGGCAACGAGCACTTGACGAACTGCCCACTAATGTAGCCGGACAAGCTCAGAAGATGAGGGGTCTGGTCAAGCGGTTTAATGAAGACATCTTGGAAAGTGATTATATAAAGACGTTGAAGGGCAAAGAGGGAGCCAGAATAAAGAAGGATATTCAGGCCAATATAAATACATATCTTCGCAGACGGTATCAGTCTTTTGAAGTAAAGAACTATGTTCCAACAGAAGAAGTTATGACAAAAGCTGTGAAGGGATTTCAAGAGAATCCAAAAGCTGTCGCGCAAGAGTTGGGTAGAATAGTTAAAGGGGCTAACCCAGAGGACCAAGAAGGTTTAATGCGAGAGTTTGGTCTTCGTGTAGCCGATGATCTTACAGATGAAGCTGACAAGATGAAGTATGTTCTGAAAAATGAAAAGAACATTAGTGAGTTTCAAGCTAAGACTGCGGCAGATTATTTTTTAAAAACGCATTCAAAGAGATCAGCAGTTAAGTCCGTTGGGATAGACAGAGTTGCTGAGTACAAGATAAATCCAAAATTATTTTCTGCTAGGATTCAATTACCTAAGTACAAACGAGAACTTCTTGGAGAGATAACAGATCCAAAAGAAAGTTTTCTTGGGACTGTGTCTGATTTGGCTGAGTTTAAAGCTGTTGATGACTACTTTGGTAAAATTAGAAAGCTTGCTACAGAGACTAATGAGGCAGGAGAGCTATTAAACCCCGGCATAGCCAAAATATTTAGAGATACTTCCAAACTTGGTGCAGCGGAAAAGCAAGCACTCAAGGACAACGGCTTTCAAATACTAGACGCAGGGAAAGATGGTAAACTTTTAAAACAAGGCGAAGGTAATTACGGTTCTCTTCGTGGGCTTGCAGTTTCTCCCGTCGTGGGAAGGGAGCTATCAAGATATGTTATAGGAGATACTGGAGTTCTAGGTAACGCAGCTAGAAATACATATTCTGCTTTTCTAAGAACCAAAGGTGCTACACAGTTTGGCAAGACAGTGCTGTCTCCAATAACACAACTTCGTAACGTAACAACAGCCTCTGCTTTTGCACTGGCTCAAGGCAACATAGGTCGTGGATCTAACCTTGGAGAGTCAGTTCGCTTGGTTTACAACAATCTGTTTACAGATGTTAGCTCTGATCAAGCACTTAAAAACTTTCAAGAGATGCAAGAACTGGGAGTCGTAGGATCTCAGGCACAGCTTCGAGAATTACAAGACCTTATCAAACAAGGATTGGGTTATGGTTCTGATGAAATAGATGGATTCAAGGTCGGCGGTAAATTTGGCGGTAAATACGGTGACACAAGACTTGCATCGTTCTTAGGTAACGTAGCTGAAAGTAAGCCCATTAAGACTGCTGAAAATTTGTACCAAGCAGGGGATGATGTTTGGAAGATTTACAACTTTAACTTTGAGTTGAACAAGTTAAAGAATGCCTATCGAGGTATGCCCGACGCTCCATCCGATACTTTGTTAAAAGAGCAGGCTGCTAGAATTGTTCGCAACACGGTCCCGAATTATAACATGGCACCTCAAGTCATTAAAACTTTGAGACGAGCACCCGTTGGTAACTTCATTGCATTCCCGTATGAGATACTGAGAACAGGTGCAAACACGATAGCAATTGGCATTGACGAGTTGGCAAGCACCAATGCCAAGATACAGCAGATAGGATTGCGTAGACTTACAGGTGCTATCACCACGTTTGGTGCGTTACCTGCTGCTGTGTCCGCTGCATCTTATGAACTGTCTGGTGTGTCAGAAGAGCAGATGAAAGCATATCAGCGTTCCGCTGCGCCTTCGTGGGAGAAGAACGCGAGACTAATACCAACAGGCAGGGATGAAGAAACAGGTTTGCCAACATATGTAAATTACAGCTACTCAAACCCGTATGACATGCTTGAGAGAATAGCTATAGCCGCTGTTAACAAAGCGGAGCAAGGGCAAATAGAAGGCAAGAATGGCGCACAAATTGTTTTTGGAGCAGCTAATGAAGCTCTTAGTGAGTTGTTCGCACCCTTTACAGATGAAGCAATCATTACTGCTAAATTGCGTGATGTGTTTGATCCTGAGTCTAAAACAATTGGCGCTCGTCAGATAGGTCAATTAATAGGTGGTCGTGGTGGTAGAACTGTTACTGGTGCAAAGGTATACAACGAAGAGGACTCCGCCGGAGATAAACTAGCAAAAGGTTTTAGACACATCGTAGACGGTATACTTCCTTCAATCGTGCCCATAGATGTAAGGTCCGGTGAGTTCGAGGTTAGTAGATTTGGTCGAGGTCTGGTGTCTGGACTGGGATTAGAAGAGCTTGGTATATCCACAAAGGATCGTATGCTAAGAGAGCGTGAGCTTTCAAAAGAACTAGCTCGAGCTTTCTCAGGTATCACAGAAAACCCCATTGAATCTACAGCACTCAAGTTCAAAGGCTATGAATATTCAAGAGCCAGAACAAATGCGAATAACTTATTTACCACGATATCCAACCGGGGTAACGCAACCTCACAAGATTTTGTAGATGCATATCGAACAGCTAATGAAGCCTCTTTCCGTGTACAAAGTAGGATGTTCAATGTTGTTGAAGATATGAGAACTTTAGGCATGTCTGACAGTCAGATTAGAAGAGTATTCCGAGATGCAGGAATTGGTGGTATAAATAATATTATGCGCGGTGACTTCGATCCTATCGATATCAGCCCGACTGTCCGCAAGAACGTCCGTCGTAACGATCTGGATCTTCCAAGAAAAGAAATAAACAGAATTAGAAACGAACTTCGTAATTTACCGTTAGGTACAATGAGTCCGCCCGAAGAGGAAGAAACTCCCACCTTGGACCTTGAACCTGTGTCACAAGCACCTACAATAACAGCACCACCAGTTGCTGCTGCTGGCGCTCCTCCGCCGGTAGCGCAAGCGGGAGGTGTTAACCCCTTGGCATCTCCCGCAGCTTCCTCTCCTTTGGCGCAGCAACAAAGCTCGTTACAGCTAGTGGGTGGAGGCAACCCTATTAATCAAGCGAAGAACGCTCAAATTCCAAGGACAATCTAATGAACAAAGATCAGCTAAGAATGGAACTTGCGGACGATGAGGGCTGTAAGTATTCCGTGTATTTAGATCATTTAAATTTGCCAACTTTTGGCATCGGTCACCTCATTACCGAGGCGGACCCTGAGTTTGGTGAACCTATTGGCACGGAGATATCTGAAGAGCGAGTGCATAGAGCATTTCTCCTAGACGTAGCTGTGACCATCGA